GGTGGCCTACTTCTCACCGAAGAACTAGACGAAACAAATAGGTATATTAAAGCTACGATTATCTCTACAGGTAATCTAGTGGAAGGCCTAAAAGACAAAGACATTATATATTACGACAAACACGCTGGGCATGGTATAACCTGGGCAGATACAATGTACCATGTGATCCGAGCAAGAGATGTAGTGTTAGTGGAGTAACTACTTCGCTAAACGTGTGATATATATATTAGACCTAAACCTTAAATCACAAATCTTAAAAACCTAAATTCAAAAACATTTAATAACTTAAAATTTTAGAAAACATGATGGGACCAATGGTTTTATTTGACAATGGAAACGAAAGCGTAGGCTGTTTCCCTCTACACACGCTAAGCATGATTGAGGCTGGCAATGACGTAGTAAACCTATACTTTGGACACTCTATTAAGCACATTGTAGTTTTAGCTTGTGCTGATGGTAACTCTGATGTTATAGTTAGAAATCTAGCTGCTATTTTTGCTCCTATGGACAAGTTCCACCAGAAGTTAATTACAGTTGCTGATGACGCTAATTCAGTATATTTAGATGCTCTTATTACTGGAGTTACATCAATTACTGCTGACCCTGCATAATCTTAATATATGAGATTAACAGCGCAGGATCTGCGTGACATGAATATCCTTAAGTACTACAGGCTCACGCGTAAGTGGGCCTGTAAGACTTATGGGTTAACTGATGCTGATCTAGAACTACTTATATATCTAGATCACAAGGGTAGATTTACCCGAAACGAATTTATCGAGGGTGCTTACACATATTCTTGGGATAAGAAAAGGTGGGAGAAACTCCGATCAGCTGGATGGATAGAAGTTTGGCGACATAGGAATAGAACGAGTATTAAGTACTCTGTATTCAAAACTTCATTCAAATGTTCACAGCTAGTTACTAGGATATACCGTATCCTATTAGGCGAAGAGGATATACCAACCTCAGAGCGCAGCGTATTTTTTAACAACAAGTCATATACAGATAAGGTCTATAATAAGTCCATAGATGATATGATTAGAGATAAAGATAGATAATGGCTACGTATGAAAATATAGAAGGCAGTGGTAACACCATACAGGAAGCCAAGCAAGACTTGGTAGACAAGCTTACCGAAGCGGGTGTAAAACCTATGTCCATATCTAAGATTATGAAAAACTCTTGGCAGCGCGTAGACAACCCTGACGGTACTTTTACAGCCTTCCCTACAGGGGCAAATTTTATACGAATATGAGTTTTAAATTTAAACGCACCACATTACCTGGTATCGCCCATGGCGGAACCCTTAACAAAAAGCATAAGTTTAAAGTTAAGAGAACTGAACTTGGTGACGGTGTTCTTGGCGAAGCTAAAATGGATGGTAGCGTCGAGGTTGATAAAAGCGTAAAACCAGGTAGTAAACTAGATAAAAAAATACAACGACACGAAGGTGTTCATGCTAGAGAGATAAAATCTGGTAGAATAGCTTATGGTGATGATTGGGTTAGAAGCGATGGCAAGACGTATCCTAGAAAGGACGGTAAGATAAAATACAATGGTAAATGGAAACCAGAGGGTGATTCATCTTTCCCTTGGGAGAAACGAGCTAAAAAAGCAGAGAAGAATGTTTGAGATATTTAAAGATACGAATGACTGGAACGAGAAATCAATCATAGGTTTTATAGCCTTTGGGATAATGGTTGTCGTAATGGTATTAGACGCAGTCTCTGGATTCGCTGGAACTGATTTAGTGATTAATAAATTTGTCTATGATTCTTTTGTCTGGGTGGTTCTAGGATCATTCGGTATTAGTGGCATGGAGAAATTCGCAAATAAAAAATAAGATATGGCATTTAAAATGAAGGGCAAAAGCCCAATGATGAAAGCTTTAATAGGTAAGCAAGGAAACCTACCTCCAGAACTAAAAGCTAAAATCGAAGCGGCCCCTGAGTCTGCTACTGGTCCTATTAAGATGAAAAAAGAGTCTTCGATGAAGATGAAAAAAGAGTCTCCGATGAAGATGGGTCGTAAGTCTCCAGCAAAGATGAAGAAAGGCTCTGCTGTAAAACTTAGCGAAGAAGATAAGAAAAAAGCTATGGATAATGCAATGCCTGATGCTAAAGTTAACTCTAGGAATTACGACGACCTTAAAACGGATAAAGCTGAAATGTCGGCATCTAAAAAAAGACTTGCGGAAGCTAAGCAAAGAGCTTCAATAGGTGGAGATCCTGAAAAGAAAGCATACGCAAAAACGATGCGACGTGAGGAAAAAATACAATCACAATTAAACGTATCTCCCTTGAAGAAAACTAAGTCAGATAGAATTAGAGGTAGAAAAGGAGGTAGTGTTAAAAACGTTACTGAACGATTAAACGAAGGCGATTATAAATCCGCTAGACTAGAAAGACGAGGTAATGTTGCTGCTGGTAAAGGAAAGAAAGCTAAAGCTAAAAGATTAAGAAGAAAAGCAGATGAGTCAAATCAAAAGTTTTTTAAAGATCAAGTTCAACGCCGCGGAGAGAAGTAATGAATTTTCTTAGTAAAGTGTTCTCTGGAGGTGCAACTGAGCTTGTTGAAGGTGTAGGTGGAGTATTGGATAACCTCATCACATCAAAGGACGAAAAGCTTGAGGCTAAAAGAAAAATAAAGGAATTAGTAGCAAACTACGAAGTTGAGATGGAAAAGAATATTACATCTCGATGGGAGGCAGATCTTAAGTCTGACTCATGGCTTTCAAAGAACGTAAGGCCATTAACCCTTGTGTTCTTAATAGTATGCACGATGCTATTGATCTTTATTGATGCTGGTGCAATCAATTTTAACGTGAAGGATTCTTACGTGGACCTTCTTCAATTAGTATTAATAACTGTGATCGGTGCATACTTCGGTGGTAGATCACTAGAAAAAGTAAAAAAATAAAATGGGAATTAATTCAACAGGCACAGCCTATAACTTTGGACAGTTAGGCAGTGGTTTCGTAAATACCACAGGGGCGTTTACTCCTCCGACTGGCAAGGTTATAGTAGCTATAACGTTTCTAGTTGACGATCAAACACTAGCTGGACTAGTGGCAGACACTGGCGCTTATACAGCAGCTGACGGAAGCGAAGGAGACGCTTACTTCAGCCACACCGCGGCAGTAGCAGCCAATGGTGGCGGGTCTGATCCTACAGATTCAAGCACTAAATTTCCCGCAGGTATGACTATCTATGGGAGATGGACTAGCCTTACTTTAAGCGGCGCTGATGCTGACGGCGGAGTAATCTGTTACTTTGGTTACTGATGTCTTTAGGCGGCGCTAATAACTCTGCTCAATCTAGGGGCAAAAATAAAGCTGTAAAAGTTAGGAGGACAAGGCAGGTTAAAATAGCTAAAGACTATAACTCTTTCCTGGGTACAGCCTCTCCTGAAAATAGGGCTGCGTGTAGTACCTCAGCTGCGGTTGACCAAACTTACTATCACAACGGCGCCGGCTCAGTACCAACCGTGGGTGATTTAGTTTACTCAACAAAACGAGCTGGTTCAAGATACTTTCTACCAGCGGGTCACTATAAGATTGGCCCTGTAAGTAGAAAGTACTATAGCATAGAAGTAAATGCGTCTGGAGCTGTTGCAGCTAGACTGACATGTAGATAAACAATAACAATTTTAATTTAATATAATATAATTATGGGTGGAAAAAAGAAAATGAAGGCTAAAGACCTTCGAGCTGCGTCTATTAAAGACGAGCAATTAAAAGAATTGCAAAACATAGTAACGGCTATTAATAAACTCCAGTTCGACATCGGGACTATGGAAGCTCAGAAGCACGAGGCGTTGCACGCTTTATTTCAGGGTAGAGATAAGTTGAATCAATTACAGAGTGAGATGACTGAGCAATACGGTACTAATGATATTAATATTCAGGACGGCACCATAAACTACAAGGACGATGAGTCATCTGATTCGTAAGATCACGATAGGTAAAGACTACAAGAATGACTCCATGCACTACGCCGTTGGGCAAGAGGTGTATGGCGGTCATACTATTTGTGATATACTTGAAGAGGAAGACAAGTACTCTATATATATCCGTAAAGCAAAGGCAGTCATACCCTGGAAGGACTTCAATAAGAACATGGCTATATCAGTTGAGTATAACCTAGAATACTAATGCAATCGGTTTACAACTATGTTGTAGAGCCATTAGGAGAAAGGTATAACAACACGAAGAAGGTTGGAGACAAAGAGTTAATACTGAACACAGAGGTATTCAATCATCAGCACGTAAACAGAGAAGCTAAAGTTTTATCTGTACCTAAAGTTGGTGACTCAGAAGTTCAGCCTGGAGATATAGTAACATTACATCACAATGTCTTTAGGAGATGGCATGATGTAAAGGGTAGAGAAAGAAATAGTAGGTCCTTCCTTGAAGAAGGTAAGTATCTAGTAACGCAAGATCAAATATACCTATACAAAAGGGATGGTGATTGGGTTTGTCCTAAAGGATATTGCTTCGTGCAGCCTATTAAGGACAAAAGCCAGTTAAGCGTTGAAACTGAAAAACCACTAGTTGGTATTGTGAAATACTCCGATGGAACCGTAACCGTAGACGATCTAGTTGGGTTTGACCCAGTTAGTACTTTTGAGTTTGTAGTAGACGGCAAAAGGATATATCGGGCGTTATCTAAATTTATTACAATTAAATATGAATATCAAGGAGACGAAGAAGAATATAATCCAAGCTGGGCACAGAGCAGTTGAGGAATTAATCAAAGTAGCTAAAGAAGCTATTGTTGATTCAGATGATGATATATCAGCTGATAGACTCAAGAATGCCGCTGCTACAAAGAAGCTTGCGATCTTCGACGCCTTCGAGATATTAAACAGAATTCAAGAAGAAGAGAATCTTTTAGAAGGTCGAGAGACTGTAAAGGAAGAGAAGGTCTTTAAGGGTTTTGCTGAAGGAAGATCTAAGTAATGTACGAACAGACATTATTAAAAATAATAGAGCCTATAAAGAAAACCACTCTTACTAGACTTAATAGAGGTAAAAAGTGGAAGTACGGTTATGATAAAGACCACGATATAGTTGTATTGTCTAGAAACGGTGTTATAGGCGAGATATATGATATACAAGGTTTTAAAATAGCTTTACCTAAAGCTCCAACTAACTTTAAGTCTAAGACTGATAAGTGGAGCAGGGAAGAGCCGCCTAAGGAGTTAGCCCGCATAAAGACTATATTCGACTGGAGAAACTACCCAGAAGAGCAGAAAGCTAAGTGGCATGACTACATAGACGAGGAGTTTAGACGTAGAGAAGAAGGTCATTGGTTTATGAATAAAGGTAAGCCAACTTACTTGACTGGTAGTCACTATATGTATTTACAATGGAGCAAAATTGACGTTGGTGCACCAGACTTCAGAGAAGCCAATAGACTGTTCTTTATATTTTGGGAAGCCTGTAAAGCTGATAAAAGATGCTATGGAATGTGCTACCTTAAGAATCGTCGTTCGGGATTTTCTTTTATGAGTTCTGCCGAAACAGTTAACTTAGCCACTATATCAAGTGATAGTAGATATGGGATCTTGTCTAAGTCTGGTGCCGATGCGAAGAAAATGTTTACGGACAAAGTGGTACCTATATCAATTAATTACCCCTTCTTCTTTAAACCTATACAGGATGGTATGGATCGCCCAAAGTCCGAGCTTGCGTATAGAGTTCCTGCGAGTAAATTTACTCGTAAGAAAATAGAGGTTAACGAGCAACTAGAGGAGATAGTGGGTCTTGATACCACGATCGATTGGAAGAACACTGGAGACAACAGTTATGACGGTGAGAAGTTGAGCTTGCTAGTACACGACGAGAGTGGTAAGTGGGAGAGGCCTGATAACATATTAAACAATTGGCGAGTAACAAAGACTTGCTTAAGACTTGGAAGTAGAATTGTAGGGAAATGCCTTATGGGATCTACTTCAAACGCGTTAGATAAA